TCCTCTCTCTTTACGCCAAGAACGAGCATCTCGCCCAGCTCGTAACAGCGCGTCCCGATCGGTACAAATCGTTGCTTATCGACACGCTGTGCAAGACAGCGGGGACTTCTCCGCTCACGACGCCCCCGCCCAGCTCCCGCCCGGCCTTCCGGGAGCAATGGGCGTTTCTCTCTGAACCGGATTGTCCGCCCGAATTGAAAATTCTGGCAGCCGACAAAATTACAGCCTATCGAGATTACGTAGATGCGCACCGGCGGCTATTCGATTGTACCACACTGGACGAATGTTTTGCGACGGCCGAAAATCTTATAAAATCTTTTTCCGAAAATCGAAAAATTCTCTACGAATTCACATACTACGCCGAGCATCATGCGCTGCTCGGCCGGCACTCGATCTTCAGGGAGATGCAGGAACTGGCGACCCTGCGTAAAATGGGGCCTGTTGCCCTTGTCGCCAGACAGAAGAATCTCAAAGGAAGCATCTGGCGGATCAAACACGAGATAACCCGCGGCAGCAAGCCCCATCTGGATATCGAGCGAAGAAACCGTCTGAAGGCGAAAGAACGCGAGCTTGCAGCCGTCAATAAAATGATCGAAGAATATGAACGAACTATCCGACCATAAGAGCATCGGTGAAAACCTCGCGCCTGAAGAGGAGCAGAGGTTGGTCGATCTCGGTGCGCTCGGCTGGCCGCCGGAAGATATCGCCCGCAGCATCAACGCGAACGTCGAGCAGTTTACGCAGGAGTACAACGACCCGAACAGCCGCGTTGCCGTGCTGATAGCCCGTGGTCTCTTGCAGAAACGCGCACTACTCGAAATAAGGCTCATGGATGAGGCTCTCGGCGGAAACATTCCGGCGACGACACAACTCTACAAAGTACAACGAGACCGTTCGTTTGAAATGACGAAGCTGGATGTGTTCGGAGGATTCACCGACGAGCAATCCTACCAGCGCATCATGGACTACATCGACAAAGGTTGCGAAGACGATCTCTCGGCAAAGGAACAGTTATATATCGACTTGTTGAATCTCGTATTCTCCCTCTCCAAACAACATGACCGCCGAAATGTCATCAAGTTCCTGACAAAGCCGCCCTTCAAACTCTCCTATGCACGTGCCGTCGATATTTATGACGAAGCCGTGAATCTCTTCTACTCGAACCGGCGCGTAACGAAAGAGGCGCTTCGGCAAAAATACGCCGACGACCTCGAAGCATGGTCGAGCATCGTCGCCCAAAGAGCGACCTGTGCCGCCGACTATGCCGTGGCGGCAGACATGCGGGCAAAGGCCGCAAAAATCCTCCGTCTCGATCAACCCGACCCGGAACAACTCCCATCCTCACAATATATCAAACCGATTCGTCTTCTATCCCTCGACTCTTCGGATGTCAGCCTCCCGCCGGCAAACAGAGACGCGCTATCGCGCCAGATCGATTCCGTACTGGCACCGGATGCCGTAAAAAAACGTCTGCGCATGGAAGCGGGGATCGAAGATGTGGATTTTATCGAAATTATCAATGTCGCACAGGAAGAGAATTAACGCCGGGGACAGCCCCTGCATCGACGTACAATATCAGAACCTGTACGCCCAAGTAGCATCGTTGCTGATGCCGCGAAAGCTCCGCGCTGTCTTGGGCCGCGGCTCGGCCAAGACGACGGACTTTCAAGCCGAACGACTCGCGGAGATTATCTTCGACATGCCGGGTGCCCCTTTGGTATGGGTGGCCGATACCTTCTCGAACCTCACCTCTAATATCCTGCCCGGTGTGCTTGAGGGCCTCGAACGCAAAGGACTGCATGAAGGCGTCCACTACGTAATCGAAAAGGAACCGCCGACATACACGGAAAAAGAGAAAGAACACCTGCCCACATGGCTCAAACCGCATTTCTGGAAGCCATTCAACCGTCTCGTATCCTACAAGCGTACAATCATTTTTCATACCGGTACAAATATCCGATTCGGCTCCCTCGATCGACCTTCGACACTGGCCGGCAGCTCGTATGTCTATGTGTTTGGAGACGAGGTAAAGTATTTCAAAGAAGAGAAGATCGCCAACCTGATGAAAGCCGTCCGCGGGTACAGCGTGCAATATGGAAACTCTCCGTTTTACCGTGGCTACTCCTTCACCACGGATATGCCCGATGTATCCCACATCGGGGAATATGACTGGATACTGAAAGGAGCCTCGGCAATGAATACCGAGCGGCTGACACTGGTCATGCAGGCTGGGTTGGTATACAATCAAGCCCTTCATGAATATGTCGCCGCAAAATTGGAATGGCAACGAACCCGGACACCGGAAGCCGAACGTGAGTACAAAAACAAACTACGCACGGCACGTCTTTGGCGGAGCCGCTGGGTAGAGCTGCGCCGACTTCCGGAAACCGCGACCTTCTTTATGCTTGCATCGAGCTATATCAACGTCGATATCCTGACTGCCGAGTGGTTCGACGATGCCTTCGCCGAGCAGTTCAGCGACTATAAGGCCGCGATTCTTTCGATGAAACCGACTCTGGAGGGCGGAGAGCGATTTTATGCCAACCTCGGAGAACGGCACTTTTACTACGATGGAATCGATGAAGAAGCATACGAGCGATTCGGACTGCTGGAGCAAGAGGACAGCCGAGTCTTGCGATATTGCAATCCACAGCGGACGCTATCGCTCGGCGTGGACTTCGGTAATATGTGTTCGATGTGTGTCGCCCAAGAAGAACCGAGGATACTGCGCGTATTGAAGTTTATTTATACCCTTTCCCCAGAGTCGATTCGACAATTGGCAGACAAATTCGTCACCTATTTCGCGCACCACAGGAACAAATACGTGATGCTGTATTACGATCGCGCAGGCAACAACTACCGGAAAATGGGTGCCGACACCGCGTCGCAGCTCAAACACGCGATCGAATTCGACAGCAACGAGCATCCTACGGGTTGGAGTGTACAGTTGATGTCCATAGGCCAAGGGAATATCGGGCAGGGCGACGAGTACATCTTCATGCAGGAATTGCTGGCCGGACACAATAAATATCTGCCGCAGGTGCTCATCGATGCTTACCAGTGCAAACCGCTCAAGGCTTCGCTCGAAAATGCTCGGACACGGGTCTCGAAAGGTAAAATCTGTAAAGATAAACGGTCGGAGCATCTCCCGGTCGCCGAGCTGCCGATGCGGTCTACCAACCCGTCTGACTCTTTCAAGTACCTGATGATGACGCCGCCGTTGATCCAAATCGTCAAAGGATCACCGAGGAGCGATATTATCTACGAACCGACTTTCGGATAAAAAAAGCGGAGACGTCTCCGCCTCCGCCGGAATAGAGAAATTCTCATTTCTCAATCCTATGCAATGGCAAAGGTAGCCATTATATTCAAACCTGCAAACTGTTTCGGGGGTACAAATAAAGCCCCCGGCCGCAAGTAGTCATCTCACCTACATACTTACGCAAGCATGCGCCACAAACGCACGACCGAGGGCTGGATAGTCTTCTGTCGCGTTTATGACGCATTTGCTTTCAGTATGCAGGTGAGACGACAAAGGTAATAAAAAACAGAGTGCAATGAAACTTTATGAGGTTATATCGTTCAACCGCGAACTCCTGCGACGCCTATCGTCCGTCGGTATCCGACTGGACGATTGCAAATACATTGATCTTTATGAAGACTATCGTAAGCTCCGCGAGGGGGGGGGTAAAATGACCTACATAGCGGCCGTTCTGGCTGAAAAATACGGAGTGTGCGAACGGCAAGTATACCTGATCATCGCCCGGTTTGAAAAGGACTGTACGGATATTTCAGTGTGATCCCAGCATTTTCGGCTGCGGGATGAATTCTGCATGCGATCTTCGCGGCTTGAAAATTCACTCAGCTATGAAAAACTACACATCGGCCCCTCTGCCGTTCATGGGCCAAAAGAAACGCTTTATCCGCGAATTCCGCAAGGCACTCCGGGAGTTCGATCACGCTACGGTATTCGTGGATCTCTTCGGCGGCAGCGGCCTACTCTCGCATGTCACCAAACGGGAGCGACCTGATGCCCGCGTTATCTACAACGACTTCGACGACTACCATGTACGTCTGGAGAACATCAAACGCACAAACGCACTACTCCATGATATCCGTTCGATCGTAGGTGATTACCCTACGGCCAAGAGACTGACGCCTCAAATGCGAACAACGATACTCGACACAGTACGGTCGGCCGAAAAGACCGGCTATGTCGATTATATAACACTTTCGTCTTCGCTGCTGTTCTCATCCAAATACGTGACAGACTATACGGAACTTCAAAATGCTGGGTTATATAATAACCTGCGGGCATCAGACTACACCTGTGAAGGATATCTCGACGGGATCGAGGTTGTTCACGCCGATTATCGGGAATTGTTCAATCAATACAAGGATATCCCCGGTGTCGTATTCCTTGTCGATCCACCCTACCTATCGACCGAGGTAGGGGTATATAAATGCCGGTGGCGGCTATCCGACTATCTCGACGTGCTGACCCTGCTTTCGAGTACATCCTACTTCTATTTCACCTCCAACAAATCCTCGATCATTGAACTATGCGAGTGGATCTCCGAGGCAAAGGTCAATGCGAATCCATTCCTTAACGCAGTGCGGAAAGAAATGGGAGCGCAGTTGAATTACAATTCCAGATACACGGACATTATGATTTATCGACGCTGACAGTTCTACAACACACATCAGGCCGGCCCTACGAAAGAGGGTCGCCTTTCTCTTATCGGCCGTACATGGTTTGCGATCGGCTGTACCCCAGCCACACCTCCCAGCCCAGCCGCAAGCAACCATTCCCCGCCCCGAACCCCACCCCGGCAGGCCTTTTGTCATATATCGCCTTTTCGAGGGTCATGCAATCGCAACTCGTCGAGAGGGCGGGACGGCCTTAAATTTCTCTCAACAAAAATCGTTTTTCATCCGACCGGACAAACTATGCTCTATATCAACCGAATATCATAAAAACACCCCGAAAAGAGAGGCAAAAATCGGGCATTTTCAATCTACAATCAGCCGTTTCGACTTTCATTCCGAACTTTCTGCAATCAATATCATTCCAGCCCGGCACTCCGGGCCTTTGTCCTTTGCTTCGCAGGTCTACAATCTATTTTTGTGCTATGGATTTATGGGATGCAATAAAAGAGATGCGCCGCTTATCCGCCGAGGGGATTCCGTTCGGCTTTACGTTCATGTCCTACGACGCTACGGCTCGCGCAAGCAAAGGAGTGATCGAAGTTCGGCATGCCCGTCTGCTGAAACGTGAAAAACAGGAGAACCATCGAGATGCCGAATTCGTCGAGGCATATCTTGACCTCGACACCTGCCAAGCTCGGCGCTTTTATCAGCCATTGCTGATGAGTTTTAACGGTCAAAAAGTAATTTTGCAATGAATAAAACAGGAAAAGCCACCCAGATTTCGGATTTTTCATATGCCCTGCCGGTCGATGACTGTGTCTATACGATCTCAACGGCTCAAGCGAACAACCTCGACACTCTGCTATGGCAAGCAGAACGGGAGAATTGGGAATATATGCCGCAGTATGTCGGTGGACAAAAGATCGTACCCTACGGAAACAACAACCGCCTGCCAGTGCAAATCCGTGACCTTATGGACGAAAACAATCTCGCCCCCGGTATTCTTGCACGTCAGAAGGGATTGCTGTACGGCGAAGGCCCCTTTCTGCGCAGCCTGCGTTTCGAGAATGGCGAGATAACGAAGGAGTTCAAGGATGATAGGGAGATAATGGCATGGTTGAAAGATTGGGACTACCTGAAGTACATCGACGCGGCGATGACCGACTACTTGTATCTCAAAGGATTTTTTGACATCAAGCTGCTCGAACGCCGCGGACGGATCTCCGGCCAAAGGCCGCGAATCGCAGCTCTGGAGTTTGTGTCTGCGAAAAATGCCCGCCTCGAATGGGCCGACACCCGTCGTCTTGAGGACGTAAGGCACATTTTCGTCGGGAACTTCGAGAACGATTGCATCGACACCGGCATCCAAACCTACCCGGTATTCGACAGCAGCAACCCGGCCAGATACCCCGCTTCGGCAGCTTACAACTCGTCTTACTCGTTCGCACGAGATTTCTATTCGATTCCGGAATATTGGGGAACTCTGCGCTGGATCATGCGAGGCTCCGAAGTTCCGGCCATATTCAAATACGTTACCGACAACGGGTTCAACGCTGCGTATCATGTTCATTCTCCAGACGGATATTGGGAGAAGAAGCGCACGTACATCCGCAAGAACAATCCGGCATGGAGTGATAAACAGGTAGAAGAGGAGATCGGCAAACTCACGGCAACCATGCTTACCAAGCTGACCGAAGTGTTATCTGGGGCCAAGAATGCCGGAAAATTCTTCCACACAGTGGATGTTTTCGACCCGCTCTCGCAACAAACCAACATCTGGAAGGTAGAGGCGATAGACCAGAAAATTAAAGACTTCATCGAATCGCAACTCAAAGTCATGGAGGCGGCCAGCTCGGCAATCACATCCGGCCTCGGTCTGCATGCATCTCTGTCGAACATCATGGTTGCCGGGAAGCTCGCATCCGGTTCCGAAATGCTTTACGCCTACAAACTCTTCATGATGTCGAACACCGCCAAACCCACATACGACATTTTGGAACCCATCAACCAAGCCATCCGCTTTAATTTCCCCGACACTGATTTACAACTCGACTTCTATCACAGCAAACCTTTGACCGAAAGCGAGACATCCCCCAATGACCGCATAAAAAACTGACGCCATGATTTTCAATAAAACGAAAAAAGGCTCCGCAGAGCTATACAATCTCACCGGCACATGGTACAAGGCGAATGACTTCACCGGGATCAGCGAGGATATCGTGCTGGCCCAAAACGAAGTTATCAAACTGATCGGGAAAGCTACATTCGACCGGGCACACTCCCGGTATATGACGGACGAATATGATCCGGAAGTGTCATCCGATGATCCAGAAGACATGCTCGTACGGCGGGTGCAGTTGCCGGTGGCGTATAAAGCCATGCATCACTTCTACCAGCGAAACCTCGTGAGCCATGAGGACAGCGGCAGAAAGGTAAAAATCAGCGAAAACGAAAAACTGCCGTGGGCATGGCAGATCGAGAAGGACGATGCGGTTCTGCGCGATACATTCTTCCGAACGCTCGACGAATTGTATCTCTTCCTTGAGCAAACGGACATCAAAGAGTGGAAGGACTCACCGCTGCGCACCCAGCAACAACAGTCGATTCTCCGTACCCTCGACCAATTCGAAAGCATCTACCCGCTCGATGGCTCGTTCTACACCTTCTATACGCTTATACCCTTCATCCTCGAAGTGCAGCAGCGCTTTGTGAGGCCGATTGCCGGAGATCGTTATATGTCGCTCCTGTCAGACATAGATTCAGACATGGCTCTTGCAGCGCGGCGTTTTGTAGCTTTGAAGGCGATGGTGATAGCCGTCCAGAGACTTTCGGTGTCCGTATTCCCGATTGGGATCTCGCAGCGGTTTGCAGATTCATTTCAGGGTAAAGGGGCCGGAAAGACCCCCTCCACTGATGCGTTGAAATTCTACCTTTCAGCCCTCGATCATCAAGCAGCAACCGCCCTCGAAGAGTTTCACGAGGCTTTATCGGCTACTGCGGAAAAATACTCTCTTCTACCGGACAACGATCCCCGAAACAAATTCTTTTCTGTTCAATAATGAATACGATCGAAATACCCGCTATCGGCGTATGCAGGGAAATCCCCTCGAAATGGAGCGAGATGACACCGGAACAAGCCCGCGTTACGATGCGCCTGCTTTGGGATATGGAATCCGGCCTCATATCTCCGCTTGAGTTTCATGTGCGCGTCCTCTATCTTCTCCTCGGTATCAAACGGACATGGCGTTCGGTAATGTGGGAAAAACTCAATCGAGCCGCTGCCGAACAGAAGAATGCCAACATTTTTCTGCTTTGCGAAAACCTCCTCGGCTGGCTGTTTACCGACACCGAGGACGGTCTGCTCCCGACATTCGACACGATACAGAATCCGCTGCCCGAAATCCATATCGACCGCCATCGGTTGCGTGGGCCGGCCGACGCTCTGCAAGACCTGATTCTCGTGGAATTTCGGAATGCCCTGATCGCCCGCGACGAATTCTTGAACACCCGGCAACCCGCGGCCCTCGACCGGATGATCGCTTTCCTGTATCGACAGCCTTCGAAGCAAGCCAACCGGGCCGGCCGGTGTATCGTCCCCATCCGTCACGAGACCTTTGAGCGGGACGTATGCCATGCCCGCCGGATAGCTCCGTGGCAGAAACAGACGATTCTCATGTGGTTCTCCGCCTGCGTCAAATTTCTCCAGACCGGGACGATAGTTGTGGCTGGGGAACAGATCGACATGCGCACGATCTTCAGCAGCGAGGAAACTGCCCACGATACCGGCCCGAAGTTCACATTGACAGATGTAGCCTACGAACTGGCACGGGATCGGGCACTCGGCACGCTGAACGACATCGACGAAGAGGGCCTATATACTATATTCCAGATTCTACACCACAACGTAAAGCAAGCAAAACGCAATGCAAAAACTCATTAACCTACTACGATATCTGGTCAATATGCGTGTAACGGAGAACGAGGTAATCCCCGTTGTCGATGACACGCACGGAACCGAGCGGCTCAAGAGCGCCGACGGCCGTCAGGTCGTGATTGCCTATCCATCACTACGGCAAACAGGAGAAACATCGAACTCCTATCAGGATCAACTCCCGGCCGCCATCTTCGTCCTCGAAAAGGCAATGGCCGGACAGCGTACCGATAAAGATGAACTCGAACAATATCTGTCGATGCTCGCTACGGTCGATATGATTTTGAAAACGTTACGGGCGGACACTCTGGGATATAACGCCTGTCCCCGTTTGGCCGGCATGACAATCAAGGTTGCAAATACGGTTCCGGTATACAAAGTATTCGGGAGCTGGGTCGGCTGGATGATTGAGATTGAATTCTGAACTCCGGCAAAATAATTGTAGGAATAAAAATATTCCTTTTTATTTGCAAGGGAATAATTTTATTCCTATATTTGTACCAGAAACCAAACAACTGCACAATGCCCATACTTTTTTACTATTTAGGACTGAAGTTCTTTTTTTACTCGAACGATCACGAACCAGTTCACGTACACGTCAGCAACGGAGAATGTGACGCAAAATTCATGATCGAACCAGAGATAAAGCTGATAGAAAATTTCGGTCTGAAGCCACGGGAGTTAAAACACGCTCTTATGGGCATAGAGGAGAATAAAGACGTGATAATTGAACGGTGGAAGGAGTTTTTCGATAAATAATACGAATATGAAAGCGCAAAAGATATGGTTCGAAAATGGTCGGATTTTCCTGACGACCGACGACGGCCGGACGGGCAGTCTGCTTCTCCGCGCTTTCCCCCGTCTGGCACGGGCAAGCGATGAGCAGCGCATGAAATACGAATTATCCCGGTCGGGTATTCATTGGCCCGAACTGGACGAAGATTTAAGTTTCGAGGGCTTTTTCGACCAGCCGGCGGAAACGTCGGACAACCGGGTCGCAATGGCTTTCGCTCAGTTCCCGGAAATCAACGTCCGCCAGATGGCCCGCCGCATGGGTATCAATGAAACCCTACTTGCAAAGTATATATGCGGGTACTCCAAGCCCTCGGAAAAACGTGCGAAGGAGATCGAGGCCGCGCTGCACGACCTCGGACATAAATTAACACAAATCTCGATCTGATATGTTCGGAGCAATAGGCATAGGTTTACTTTTCGCGTGGCTGCTGGCCAGCTATCTTTCATCTTCGCCAAAGGTGAAAAAGTAGATCATGCAAAGTAGTACGTCCAGAAGATCGGAGATTTTATCGTTGTGCATTCATATTTTTCATAATTCGCTTGCAAATATTGCGGGGGGGGGTATCTTTGTAAAGCAAACCTTAAACCTACTTGAATTATGAAAAAACTGTTATTCTTGTTTATGGCCGTATTGGCCTGCAACTACGTCATCGCACAGCAGAAAGTTTACTGCGAAATCGTGGGAACGCAAAAATTTGCGAAATCTCAAGTAACCGTGGGGATTGATTTTGGGCAAGAGGATGCCATGCGCACCAATGCGCTGGGTGGTGTGGCCTCACGAAATAAGCTCGTAGGTGATGACGGAAAGCCTCTTTCTTTTAACTCGATGGTTGACGCAATGAATTACATGGGATCGCTCGGCTGGGAATTCGAGCAGGCTTATGTTGTTACTATGCCCGGAATGGGTGGCGGTCAAAACGTCTATCATTGGCTATTGAGCAAATATATCGGAGAAAACGAATCAGGAACGAATGGCTTTAAAACACGGGGGCAATACGAAACAGAAACAGACCCATGCATGCAGTAGCGATGTATAGACATACAAGCAATGAATTATTGCATTAAAAATCATTTTCTCCAAAATATTATTTATATTTGCAATGCTAAACAATCTCTACGGCGGATGATGTCCGTCGAAATATACGGGCATTTTTTGTGCGTATAAAATTTTATGTGGTTTCGTACCCCCGTGCCGTGCGGTTAATGCCCCGGCGAGCCGTAGAGGTGTTTAGCAGCGGGAAAGACGAAGCCACATTTTGTTTAACGGTTTAATGCTAAAACCTCTATGAAAAACACGAAAATCGGCGAGACCTGCCTTGCAGCATCCCGCATCGAGAGCGAATTTCTCTCAAAGCTGATCGAAACGGTCAAATCCCAAAGCGAAATGATTGCCCGGCTGACCGCAGAACGGGCCGAACTACAGAAAAGAAAGATGCAAGCCGACCGACGGCGGCAAGAAGTTTTCCGCCTACCGACCGGCAGATAGCCCTTATTCAACCTGTCCTTTGTAGCCGCCCGAAGGCGGCTACTTTTGTTGCAAACTGCAACAAATGACTGTCAAAGGAGAGTACATACGGCGCACTTTGCTCGACGAGTCGAACCGATGGCTGAAGAACCAGAATACGGTGCTGGCAACGAAACTCTGTACCCGCACCGGCCGACTGGTCAATGAGCGTTCGATGTCTGTTTCCGAACAGGGCGAGATGTCGGCGACAATGACCTACCAGCACACGATCGAAGAACGGTTCCTCGACATGCGGGTTCTGCGCTATGGTTCCAAGCTCGTCCGGCGTGCCCGCAAGATTCACACCCGTTTCGCTTACGGACACTACGAGTCGATTGCTTCCCGGTTGATGTACGGCCTGACCGACGATGTTGTTGCAGAAATCAAGCAACAACTGACGGATTAGGAATATGGGAAAAGCAATTCGGGATGAAGATTTAAGACTCAACATCATTGTAAATGGTGACGAATCCCAAAAACGGATCGGAGATTTAAGCCGACAAACAAGAGATCTCGCGAACGCAAATTTCGAGCTTCGGCAGGAACAGCGTCGACTTAAAGCCGAAGGAAAAGAGAACACCGAATTATATCGGCAAAATGCGGCTGAAATCAAGAAAAATGCAGCAGTCATCAAGTCCAATAAGGAGCAAATGCAGCAGCTTCGCTCGGAAATGAAACTGGATACTCTGACCATCTCTGATCTGACACAAGAACAAAGACGTCTACGCGCTGCTTTCAACAATGCAATTCCGGGAACAACAGAATGGGAAAAATATCGGTCTGAATTAAAGCAGGTCAACGACCGCATCAAGACACTCAAAGGCTCGGCAACCGACACAGGGAATGTCGTGCAACGGCTGGCCGGCGGGTTCAGCAAGTTCTTCGGCGCAATCACGGCCGGATTTGCCTCGATGTCGTTCGCAGTCATGGGCACCAAGAAAGCCCGTGCCGCCTTTCTGGAGTACGACGAAGCTCTGACCGATGCCCAAAAGACCACTTCAACAACAAAAACCGAGATCCGCGAAGTATCGGAAGAACTAAAGAAGATAGACACCCGAACCGCACAGAACTCACTGCTCGACATTGTACGCGTGGCAGGTAAACTCGGTATCGAAGGCACGCAGAACCTGCTCGACTTCGCCCGTGCCGGCGACAAGATCGGGGTCGCACTGGCCCGCGACCTCGGCGGAAATGTCGAAGCGGCCATCCAGCAAATTGGTAAACTCGTCGATATTTTTCATCTCCGAGAACAATACGGCATCGAGCAGAGTATGCTCAAGGTCGGCTCGGCAATCAACGAAATCGGTATGGCCTCCACAGCGGCCGAGGGTTTTGTCGTTGACTTCGCAAAGAGGGCGGCCGGTACGGCGCCGAACGTAAATATCTCGATTCAGTCCGTCCTCGGCCTCGCCGGCACCCTTGACAAATTGGGGCAGCAGGCAGAAACGGCAGGCACCTCCTACGGGCAGGTAATTACCGCCATGTACAAGCGGACAGAGGTCTTTGCCAAAATTGCCAAAATGAGCCTCGGCGAATTTCAGAAGCTCATGGGCGAAGATATGAACGAGGCATTTATCCGCGTTCTGGAAGGTATGGGTAAGTCCGGCCAAGGCATGCAGTCGATCGTGAACGCCCTGAACTCGATGAAACTCGACGGGCAACGTAGCGTGCAGGTCTTGGGCGTTCTGGCGGCCAATACCGACGAGCTGCGCCGGCAGCAGGAAATCGCCAATCGTGCGTTCGAAACCGGCACGTCTGTCATCGAAGAGTTCAACACCAAAAACGAAAGTGCAACGGCCCAATACGAAAAGCAGAAGAAGGCGCTCCTTGAACAGGCCGTAATCCTCGGCGAAACACTGAATCCGGCATTTACCTCGACAACCTCGATCACCGTAACCTTTCTGAAGGCGCTGACGGGTCTTGTGAAATTCTTATACCTGACAAAAGGAGCGATCATCCCAGTCGTTGCGGCCATCGCAGCTTACAAAACGATAATGTTTGCTGCACACAAGGCGATGGTGATTTACCGAGCGGCCCATATTGCGTATATCGCCATAACGAAGCAGGCTACGCTGGTTACACAGATATTCAACAACGTCATCAAAGCCGGGCCGTGGGGTTGGATTGTGACAGCAATTTCAGTCGCCATCGGTGCGGTAACCCTGTTCAGCGACAAAATATTCAAAGCCCACAAGCAGGTCAAGAACATGGCCGCCGAAGCCGCGGTCGAAATCGACAACGAGAAACGAAAACTCAACGAATTGCAGGAGGCCGCGACCCGCGCAGCCTCCGGGAGCCGCGCACGAGCCGAAGCAATCAAAATCATCAATGAACGGTACGGCAACTACCTTCCGAACCTGCTTACCGAGAAAAGTAGCAACGAGGATATCGCCATTGCGCTTCAGTCGGTAAACAGCGAATTGGAAAAAAATATCAAGCTCAAATTCAGGCAGCAGGAAGCGGAACGCATCGCCAACGATGAGATGACAGCCACGAAAAAGGCGATCGACGAAATCACGAACAAATATAAAAAATGGGGAGACGAATCGTCGCTCACCGCCGATAAGCAGAGATTGATCGCCGCCGCAGTTGTCGATTTCACGGGTAAGATAAAAGCGGCCGGAAACGATTCTGCAAAACAAAGTCAGGCAGTTTCCGACCTCAATATGGAATTACGAAATCTGGGGCTGAACCTCACCGGATCGGCATGGAATCCTGCAGGCCGAAATATCGCCTTACAAGAAATCACCACAGAATTACGCAATACCGTGACCGAAGGCCAGCAGGCTCTCTCGATGCTGGACACTCTCTACGGTAAGTTCGCCACCCCTCTCAATCTGAACACCACCACGACCACAAATACAACGCCCACCGACCCGGACGATACAGGCAAATGGTCGCTCGAAAAAGACAAAGAGTTCCTGACCGCGAAACTGAAACTCAAGGAGAAATACCAGAACGGAGAAATCGTATCCGCGTCCCAATTCAACGAAGAGCTGCTGAAACTGGAAATTGCGGCATTGGAAAAACGCCTTGCGAAAAATATCGATGAAGGGGCTACGCGGCTCAAAATCCAGAACCAACTCGCCGACAAACGACTTGAGCAGAAAAAGGCGGCCGCAGCCAAAGAAGAGGAGATAAACAAACTTCTCCAGCAATCGGAAACCGATCGGATCAAGCGGGAGAACGCCGACTACGAACTGAAGAAAAAGAGGTACGCAGGCAACGCCGCGGCATTGGAAGCTCTGGAGAAAGCCCACCAGCGCAACATCACCAAAATTCGGCTCGACGAGATCGACGATCGACTGAAGCGGGAAGAGGAGACCTATGAGCTGCAAAAGAAACAGCTCAAGAACCGTCACAAGCAGGAACTCCTCGACTTCCACGGCTCGGCCGCTGAACGCAAACAGCTACGGAAAGCCCAAGCGGAAGAAGAGTCCCGATTGGAACTCGAACACCTGACTCAACTCTCTGCGCAACTTAAAACGCTTATCGAGTCCGGAATGTTCGACGGCATCCAACTCGACACACAACTTCTCTCGGCTCAAGAGAAGCAGAATCTCGTCAATCGTTTCGAAGATGTCAGGACAGCGATCATCGGCGTATTGGAAGTTCTCGGCGACGGGCAGCAGAAAACATTCTCTTTTGCCGGCAACGACCCAACGTTCATGGGCCTACCACAATCGGACTGGATGCAATTTTTTGACGTGCTGAAGAACGGGGCTGCTTCTACCGAAGAAGCGTTGCAAGCAGTACATGCCGCCATGACAGCGATTGGCGCAGCTACGGAAACGGCGCTGCAGGTATATACTACCTACGACAATATGATGACCAAAAAGGAAAACGCAGAATTAAAGAAATATCAGAAAAATCAGGATAAGAAGAAAAAAGCCAACGAGAAGCGTGTCAAAGCAGGACTGATGACCGAAGAGCAAGCACAAGCAGAGGAGGAGCGAATGGCCGCAGATCTCGAAGCCAAACAAGAAGAGATGCAAATCAAACAGGCGAAGCGCCAGAAGGCCATGAACATCACCTCCGCCATCATCAATACGGCAACTGGTGTCACGAAAACACTGGCTGAATGGGGATGGCCTCTGGGTGCGATCTTTGCCGCTATCGTCGGTGCTATGGGAGCCGCACAAATCGCTATGATTGCATCAACCCCAATAACGACTGGCGCCGAAGAGGGTGGTCAGGTCATCGAGCGGATGCAGGACGGCAAAAAATTCAACGCCCGTTATTCTCCGGATAAACGAGGCTTCATCTCATCGCCGACGGTGCTGGTATCGGAAAACGGGAAGGAGTATGTCGTTCCAGCGGCCGCAATGGATAACCCCTCGTTGATTCCCGTACTGAACACGATCGAAGCGGCCCGCCGACAGGGGACACTCGGCAGCTTCGATTTCAATGCCGTATACCGGCAAAATACACCGGTACCCGGATTCGTATCCGGTGGCCCAACAGGAGATATCCCGTCATTCGACACAACAGACACGGGGCTTTCCTCTTTGGACGCAGGCACGGCCGGCAAATTCATCGCGGCCGTCGATCGTCTATGCGACGTGCTGAAGAATCCGATTCTTGCCTACGTGACAATGCTGGGCGAGAACGGAATCGTTGCGAAAATGAAAGAGTACAACCGCACGCGGGAACGTGGGCAAATTGGAGGCAAAAAACGATGATACAATTCCGATCCGAGGGCATAATCCTCGATGTACAGCCTGATCAGGATGTGACATTTACACTGGACAATCCAATCTTTGAAGATGACAGGGTGCCAGTGGCCGTTTCCACGAATGTTGAATTCAAACTGTCGCCTAAAAACTGCAAATTTTTCGGATTCACACCCGGCATCCGGCGGCGGCCGTCACGCAAGACTGCCGCCTGCGAGGCGTTATTCAATGGCATAGTCGCATTTCAGGGTGAACTGAAATATGACGACTACTCCGATAAGTCCTTACAATACTCATTCGTCGGGGCTGAATTCGACCACATCGTCACAGGAAAGCTGACCGACATCCCATTCTCCGGATTTGAGGACATCAAATTCTCGACGATGGTAGAAAACGCCCGTAAAGGACTATATGACGAGTTCGGCCTGCCCCAGATTATGCGCAAGGCAATGAGCGCCTCGATCGAGTATGTGACGTCGGGGCCGACGAAAGCAGAATGCTCAACGGTCGATAAATATGCGAACTGGCTTTACACCACCCGGCCTTATGTTGTCCCAGCGATCAAAGTACGTTATATCCTCGATAAAATCCTTCCGGAGTTAGAGCTGGGGGAACCGGAACTCGAAAAACTCCTCAATATGTTAGCGATCCTCGGACTTTACAAAAGTTCCGAATACGACAACCGATACGGGGTAAAAGATACATCGCCCGGTGCCCGGCCGGGGTTATATCCTACCCAATGTACGCTCGATCTTGCCGACTCGATGCCGGACATGGACTTGAGCGATTTTCTTATCAGTCTACTCAAAATACCTTGCTGCACGTTGTTTTTTTCCGGGAAAAAGTATTTCCTGATGAGTAACAAGTCGATTCTCGCAAGCAATAAATTTGTAGACTGGACGGCCAAAGTCAGCGACAATTATTCGCTCCCCGCCTATGAAAAGAAAGGCTATACCCTCGCATTCCGTAACGAGGATGACAACTACACCAAGTCCTACGAAGAGGATTTGGGCCAAGAGCCAACTGATGAGATTATCGAAAGCTATTCTCTGCAGGACATCATCAACAAATACAGGGTGTCTCCCGACTATAAAAATATCAGACTGGCCCAAACCGGGGATATCTATTCAGGTAAGAAAATCGACGCTCTGCTCTATTATTCAGGACGCGGTGCCGCATGGAACAAATATACGACACCAATAGCCACTCTGGATATCGTACATCAAGCCGGGTTTACGAAAATGGAACCGGCTGCCGACTCGGAAGATCAGAACTACGACTGTTCGATCGACTTCACATGTCCGAAATGCGTTCCTTTGGCCGTATACCCGTCAAAGCAAATACATGCTGACGGATCGATCGAAGAAGCAATTGGACTGAACGCCATAACTCCTATTGTAGATTTTCCCACCGCAGGCGGCAATCGCCCGTCAGAAGTGTATATCGGCTTGCTGATCAAAAATAATTTTTCGGATAAAGGATATTATTTCGAGGGCGGTATTCCCGATCTTTCTGCTGGCAGCGAAGACCGAAGCGAGTACTCCCTTGCAATTGGAGGGGAAAATGGTTTGTACAACAGATTCCATAAACCCTACGCGGAGTGGCTGGCACGGGACAAAGAAATGCTTAAAGTCGATCTCAACCTGACCGCATCAGATATTGCAAACCTACGCCTCTGGGTCAAAGTGTTGGTCTTCAACGTGCGTTATTTGATAAAAACCCTTGAAATAACCGGTAATACCACTCACGATATCCTTCACTCGAATGCGGAGTTGGTCGAAGTGTAATGTCCTTTCAGTCCGCGCGTCATGTAGATATTTTTGTCCGAGAATAGAAGCCGAGCCAATGGTAGATACCTTCGAAATAATCGAGAAGCCCGAAATTTGTCAGTTTTCTGAGAATTTGGGGAAAATGATCATCAGGAACAAAAATTCAAGCCTGACTTGTGTTTACATGACAGTAAGACTTGATGATGCAACTATATGTGACAAACTGACGCTTTATTACGATGCAGAGAGTTTGATAACGATCAACCTGCGGGACATCGTCCATACCCTGCTGGAATGTGAATTTCCACGACAAACCGGCGTTACCGACTTTACATATTTGTATATAACGCTGACCGACACGGCGACAACCAAAACATATCGTTTTCAGGTCATTGCCGGCGGGGTTGCAGCTCCTCGCAAAGTAGGGCTGGATTGGTGGGCCAGAAACTTTCTGACTTGGCAAGGGCAAATCGTCACCATGCCGGCATGGCAACCGCAATGGTTATCGGTGGTAAAACTCAATCGAGATCCACAATTTCTGCGAATCAAGTCGCGCCTATATACAGCCGAAGGAATCGAGCGCACACAGGACATTTTCACAGCATCCGAAGAAGGCATCGTCCGGATCAACGTTTCGTTCGAGCTACTCTGGCGTAATATCTGCGTTTCGGAAGAACTGACACCGATTGCATACGACATCTACGGATTGGGAGCGAACTCCGTCTCTGAACCCGATACGGCAGGTGCAAAGAACTACCCTTTCGCCCAGCGATATATTTTGCGGTCGGGCAACTTTCGAGACCGCTGTTTCTTATTCCAAAACTCGCTCGGCGGATTCGACACGATAATCGCATCCGGACTTTCGACATTACTTCCAGAAGGCGAGGTCGACACGTTCATCAATCAAGGCCGCGAAGCGGAATTAAGCAACGATTACACATCAATCTGGCAGCAAAACACAGGTTACATCAGTTCGAGCAGCATAGCCCGGCAATGGCAGGAGTTTCTGCACTCCAGCAATCGCTACCTATACGCAGACGGGGAGTGGAAACAAATAATCGTCACGGAGTACGAAGTCAAACACAAAGAGGCCGCCCTAAACAGCTACACCTTCAAATACCATTTGTCAGAAAAAGATGAAGCCAATTATTATGACCGGGCAGAACTTCCGGAACCTGAACTCCCGACCGATTTCTGGCAAATTCCATCAATACGGCGGGAATAAAGTTGTCCTTTCCGCAGCGACAGCAATCAAATATTTTTGCATAAAACAAGAACCATGACATCGTATAGACGCTGGAACATACTTACCGACCTTACCTACATAGAAACATTCTATGAACGGCAAAGTGACGGTACTCTTGTAAAAGCGGCAATTCCGGACGCGGGAATCGATTTCACCATCGACTATTTTACAGATGGAGCAACCCACTTCAAAGCGTCCCGCATTGACGGAGTTTACAAAGACTGCCGTCAGGTTGATGAATACTCGCTCGAAGTATTCATCCCGTTATCGCGCAGGCGCATGTGCAAAGGAGAGCTTCGCCGGGAACTCACCTTGACAATCCCCGATGATAATTTTTTAAATCAGATAAAAAGCATATGCTTCCCCGCCAAAACAGGGCTATTCCTTTGGTTTGGCCCATCAGACAATTTTAAGCAGACAGCCTACGGAGAGGCGATAATTGCCACGATAATCAATGCCTCATACGATATTATCGACCTCACGAGTTCTGCATATCCTGCCACCTGCCTCAAGATTATGGAAAAGCTCGAAAAAGGCATTACGGCGAATATCTACATAAAAGAAAGGGCGGAACTCCCCCAACAATCTATTATTCAAGTTCAAAAAGCAGACGGGGGCTATCAATTATTTACAGGAATATTCGAAACATCGGAGGAAGACGGAACAATCAAAATTTACCAAATCTACTATCTGGTAAATAGAACCGACGGCGTTGTAACAAGGAAACGATACGATAGATTCCCCGCAGTGGCATCCGCGGGCGACTACATCAAAAAAACCGACCGCCTGATCCTCGGCGGATACAGCCCGGCCGACCTGAAGAGCAACAGTTAAATACACAATATCATGGCAGAAAATCAAACTTTAGCGGTATTGCAGGAAATCCTGCTCAAATCCCGCATCAAATTCGTAACGGGCACCGAAGCCGAATGGACGGCAGCGAATCCCGTCCTGCTCGACGGCGAGTACGGACTTATCCGGGGTAGTTCGCCACTGAAATACAAGGTCGGCGACGGCACGAAGACATGGTCGGCGCTCGGCTGGGGCAATGTCACCTCTCTTGCCCAGCTCACGGCCGACGCAACGCATCGGCTCGTGACCGATGCCGAAAAAACAGGGTGGAATGAGAAAGCGGACGTGTTTACATTCAACTACGAAGGCTACCTGAACCCGCCGACCGGAGGACTCAACCCGCAGGGACAAGTCGCAAAAAACATCGTCGCGGCGATCAATGCGAATAAAAAATGCGTTGTGGTCGCACAAAATGTCGCCGTGCAGGAGATCGAAGATTCTGTGAGCGGATTCGTTTCCATCACCGAGGTTTCCGCATCGGCCGTTACCGGATTAATCGATACTATCCGCATGGCTTCGGACGACAGCGGTCGCACGGTATTCCTCGCTACTGCTTCCATCACGTTCAAGTCCGACGGCACCGTGACGACGGCGGCAGTCCCTTACACCGGGCGTATCGTCATGGAAGATGCCCTGCCCGAATACAGCACGGAGAAAGCTCCGACGGTTAGCGGGTTCGCCGCGACCTACTACCTCACGCGGAACGGCAGCCGTATCGGCGTGCCGATCAACATCCCGCTCGATCAGGTGCTGCGCGGATCATCCATCAAGACCGTGGTGACGGCCAATTCGCCTTACTCCGGGGCCAAGGTCGGCGACAAGTACATCGAGTTCCTCTTCCAGAACAACAACACCCCGCAGTACCTGCCCGTGCAGGATCTCGTCGATGTCTACACGGGCGACGACCAGTATATCCAAGTGACGGAGTCGAACGTAATCAAGCTCAACTACTCCGTGCTGTCGTTGAAACTGGCGGCCGACTTGAAGAAGTCATACGACAACTTTTACGACCCGAAGGGTGCCGGAGAGGCAGCGGCAAAAGCGGCCATCGACGAGTTCAAGGCGAGTACGTTCGTCATTCAGTGTACCATCCCCGGAATGAACTGACGCTATGGCAGCTACTGAAAAGATAACCGGGCGGGTTCAATTCCCGATGTTTACGGCGGCCGCACTGGCCGCCGCAAATCCGGTGCTTCTCAAAGGCGAAGTCGTGTACGAATCCGACACACGCAGGCGGAAAATCGGCGACGGTGTTACCGCATGGAAGTCTCTCCCCTACGAGTCGGATGGTGAAATGGCAGGCAGTATTCACGCTTCACAGATCACTACGGACGCAACGCACCGTTTCGTGACCGACAGCGAGAAAAAGACGTGGGGCGATAAGGCCGCCAAAGACCTGTCGAACGTAACGCTGACAAAAGCGCTCTCATCCAACGGTTACTACAAAGCACCGGACGGGCTGATGTTTCAATGGGGGATATCCCCCGGCGGGGCGTATCAGTACTATTTCAGTCCTGCATTCATCGCAAAGCCGTTCGGATGCTTTCTGACGGCTTATTACGGCAACGGCAACGTCATCACAGCCGCGTCGTATGTGGAACTGACCGCCCAATATTTACGCTACCAATCGCGCTGGGCGAACCTCACCGACAAGAACGGAGGTCTCGCATCCTCTACCGAAACCGTCCATTGGCTGGTGATCGGACGCTGGAAATAAAATACAGGAAGCTATGAAATACTGGAAGCAAGGATTTTACGAAACCCCCATCGAGGGAGCCATAGAGATCACCAACGAGAGGTTCGAGGAACTGATCGACGGGCAGAATGCTGGTAAGATGATAACCGAGGACGAGCAAGGCCGCCCCGTTCTGACGGAATGTGTCGAAACATCCCCGGTTATGACCTATGAGGAACGAGTGCAGACGCTGATCCGCGAGCAGTACTCGATCGCCGATGAACTGGCGATTCTCCGCCAGCGCGACACCAAGCCGGACGAGTTCGCAGCATACTTCGAATACGCGGAGCAATGCAAGACGCAGGCAGAAAAGCAGATGCAATTATGATTGGAAGAATACAACACCCGAAATATACGGCAGCGGCGCTCAAAGCGGCCAATCCCTTACTACTCGATGGCGAGGTCGTCTACGAATCAGACACGGGTCGTCATAAGATCGGGGACGGAGTGAATAAGTGGACGGAATTACCCTATCCCATGAATGCCGAAGCCGTCCCGGCGGTTACGTGGAAAGTACAGGGCGGAATGCTCTGCGTAAAGCCTGCCACGGACTTGAAAAATCCGATTCTGAAGCAATGTTTCGTGGGCATCCTGCACTACAAAAACGCGAAGAAGCGATACCGCCGGAATCCTCAAACCGGGCAGACACAAAACCGTCCTCTGAATGCGGGGTTCAAGCTCGTACAGGACTCCTTCTCGCGGGATGAGGTAAACTGGACGTCAGTACGGATCAATCCCGTACCGTTCGACGCAACGAAGGTAAACGCCGCGGGCTGGATGCCGATAATTTCCGTTGCAGACCTCTTGGAAAGGTGGGTCGTGTGCATTGCCGACCGCGGTTTCGTGGGGGGGGGGAAATTCGAGCTGCATCGCGGCACCAATATAGGCGACCGCGGCGGAAAGTTGGAGCCTTCCGGAAAGCGCAGGATGCAGGTTTCATTTTACGGAGGAGTAGTATTGTTTACGGGTAATCCTCAATACCGAACCGAGGGGGCACGCGCCTATTTCAGAGTAATAGCCCGAAACTACGATGAAACGGCAACGATAGTACATGTATAACTTTTTTGACGGGGTGTGACCGATAACAAATATTCCTTTGCGGGAGATGGTTGTATTATGACTCATTCACTGGGGATTTACTTAACCTTACTCGTCATTTTTTTGAAATTTCTGAACTATGATAGACCATATTTTCGCGGCGATACGTCCGCAGCTCATCATTCTCACGATTGTTTACCTGCTCGTACTGTTCGTGATTTTCCTCGACCTATGGGCAGGCATCCGGAAAGCCCGCAAACGCGGGGAGCTGCGCTCATCGCTCGGCTACCGCAAGACCGTCGAGAAGATCGCCAAGTATTTCAACCTGATTTTCGTGGTAACGGCCATCGACGCGGTGCAGATGCTGACCGTATGGCAGATCAACGAGCAGACCGGGAGCCGCCTGCCGCTGATTCCGATTCTGACGGTATTGGGGGCCATGTTCATCGGCTTCATCGAGCTGAAAAGCGTATATGAGAAGTCCGAGGATAAAGAAAAGGCCAAGATTGCGGATGCGGCGGCCGCGCTGGGTTCGGCGTTGAAGAACCGGGAGACGCAGGGCATCGTGGCCGCGGTGCTGGAGTACATGGAGAGGGCAGGTCGGCAGTCCGGCAGCCCCCGCGGCCCGGCCAGAAGCGAGCAAGCCCCCGGCCCCGAATTCATGCCGAACCCGGATATTTACGACGAAGAGTAAAAACCACTCAAACACCATACTACCATGAAAGCAAATTACACCCTTGAGAAAGTGGAAACAGAAGACGGTTTTGCCGCCACTTATCTCCTGATGTGCGACGGCTATCAGGTCGGCTCGGCAATCAATATCCCGGATATTGTAAAAGGAGCGAAAAATATCTCGGCAGCTGGTGGCCGCGAGGCGCTCGTGATCAATGTAAAAGGACGAATAGGAAGACCGCGGCATATAAAATTATAAAGGCGACCAAGATCATGACACCGAAAGAATTTAAGAAAACCTACTGGCCGGACATCGCGGCCTCCTGCGAGGAAACCGGGCTGAACCCGCTCTTCGTGGCCGCGCAGGCCGCGCTCGAAACTGGCTGGGGGAAGTCCGCCATCGGGCACAACCTGTTCGGCATAACCGCCACGAAGAAGTGGCGCGGGGCGGTGAAATACGTGCGGACGTTCGAGTATTTCGACGACGACAAGCAGGGCCACCGATTCCCCAAAGTACACTCCATTACGCGGATGCCGGACGGGCGCTACAAATATGTCGTGGATCGCGCCTTCCGAGATTATACGTCTGTCAGGGAGTGTCTGACCGACCACTCCCGAATTCTGCTGACCGAACGCTATGCCCCCGCGATGCCGTACAAGGACGACGTGTACCAGTTCGCCTACCGGGTTGCAGCCTGCGGCTACTGTACAGCCAAGCCGGCGGATTATGCGGGTCTGATTCTCAAAATCTCCAAAACGCTCGAAAAGGCATGAAACGCTTCCTGCTCATAGCCCTGATTATAGCGGGCGGCCTGTTGTGGGTGCAGAGTGCGCGGCTCCGCTCGGAAAAACGCGAACGCCGTCGGTTGGAGTCGAACCAGACCGCGCTGATGTCCGATGTCGAAATCTACCGGACAAAGGCAGGCAAGGCCGCTGCGTCGAACATGGTGCTGAATCTCCGCGTCTCGGAGCTGGAACGGCTCCGGGCGGCAGATGCCGAGAGCATCCGCGACCTCGGCATCAAGCTCCGCCGGGTAGAATCCACGGCCAAGACCGCGACGGCGACCGTCGTAGAGCTGCGGGCGAAGCTCCGGGACACAGCCATCGTCCGGGAGACCCCGGCCGGGGCGGTCATTATCGACTCGATGCGGACATTTCGCTGGCGCGATCCGTGGGTGACGGTCGAGGGGTTGATCAAGCGCGACTCGGTCGCATGCCGCGTCGAGAGCATCGATACCCTCCGGCAGGTCGTACACCGGGTGCCGCGGCGCTTCCTCTTCATCCGCTGGGGAACCAAAGCGATACGGCAGGAGGTCATGTCGTCGAACCCGCATACGCGAATCGTATACACTGATTATATCGAACTTAAAAAACGAAACCGATGAAGAAATTTCTGAAAACAACATGGGCGGTACTACTCTTCATGTGGCAGCTCCCGCAGAACCTGATCGGCCTTGCGTACTTGGCATTCTGTTTCGACCGCGTGAAAATCACCGAGCAACGCGGGGCCGTGTTCTATGCGACGAAGCATGTCCGGGGAGGCATGACGCTTGGGCGGTACGTCTTTATCGCGCCGGGGAACATCGACCGGGAACCGGTCTACGACCATGAGTTCGGCCACGTCCGACAGTCGCGGCGCTGGGGCTGGCTATGGTTGCCCGTATTCGCGATTCCGAGCGGCCTGCACAACCTTTTCTGCCGCGCGGCGAATTACTACCACTTTTACACCGAAAGGTCGGCAAATCGGCTCGGAGGCGTGCCCAACTATGCCGGGGAATACCACTATCACATGGACGGCTTGATTGTCACCTATTGGGATAAGCTGGTCGAACTCAAGAACAAATATTTCAAATGATGTTCAGGGAAATTTTTTCCCTGAACATACGAATCCCCACCGACAATCGGTGGGGATTTTGCTACAAAACCCCTTGATAGTTCAATAAGAGCGGATTTGCATCCCGAATATCCTGCGGTGTATATACATCAGTCATCAATAAAGACGAGTGCCGCGCCTGTTCTTTAACCGAAAGGGTATCATACCCAGCACGGAGCATCGCGGTAATTCCGGTATCCTTCAGACTATAAAATTTGTATTCTTTGGGAAAGCGGAGAGCAGGACGGATTTTCCGGCTCCAAAAGTCGCGGTAAGTCTTTTCGTTTACCCATTCCGGCCCCGGTCTGAAATCCTTGGAAAATATATAGTAAGTACCCGGAGCGTCAAAATATCCAAGTTCGACCATCAACTCGATAATTTTCTGGGGTATAGTGACACATGCCGAGCGCTTGTTTTTCGAGATTGTATCGTCAATATAGACCGTCTGTTTACTGACGGATATATCACGCAGCCGGAGTTTGGCAATCTCCTTCGGACGGATAAGCATGTAGTGCAGAAAGTAGCAAACCAAAAGGAAGTGGCGGTTATTCTCTTGGAGCCAATCATGCAGGCGTTGCATATCATCCACGGCAATAACCTTGCGTTCTTTCTTGAGCAATGCCTTGCCAATACTGACCAACCCATCCGTCGGTTTTTCTTTGATATACAGATGTTGCACCAAAAAGGCGCTGAATGACCGAAGGAAAGCCAAATAATTGTTGCGTGTGCGTGGCGAATTTTCCCGTTCAATATAGACATAGTCCAGAAAACGAACACAGAAAGCCCGGTCGAATTGATAAACATACCGTATAGACACCCGCTGATTATCATTCCATTCTTCCATTATGCGAGCAAAACAGATATAATCATGGTGCGTTGATGCCCGGTGGACTCCGTCATTCAAGAGTTTGGTGATGTAATTTCGATAATGAATCAGCGCGTCAGAAAATAGTTTGTAGGAGCGATCGGCATCCGCTTCTATCCAAGGATTCCAGCCAGCTTCCAGCTTTGCAGACAATCGGTGACATACCTGCGCGGCATATTGCCGTTTCTGAGAGGCCGTCCCGACGGAATTGATTTTTATCCGCTTTCGACGCATTTCGCCCTTTGCCGGGTCGAAGGCGTAAAAACTGATAAACCAGCAAGCGCCCGTATGCAAACGGGGATAGGTGTACGAGAGGATCTCGTTTAATGCAGAATTTCGCGCAGTTTTTACAGACAACATTTTTTTTACATTTTCGCGATCAGCGACCCGACGCAA